CTACTTGTAGTAACGCCTTTTAGGCCTCCAGCCCCTGCCGGCATTGGCGGCCATCTCGTTGCAAATACCTTCTTTGGCCGCTTCAAAATAAACGTCTTTCAAGCCTTCTTTGTCGCGTTCTCGTGCTTTGTGGTAATTCAAAGATACAATGATTTCAATCGGTTGCCTGTTGCAGGTTTCCGCGATTTCCAGCATGAAGGCAAGCGGCAGTTTCAGACGGCCTTTTCGATATTGCGAAATATGCGAAGTCGAAACGCCCCAATGGCGGGCAAGCGCATAGTCTGAATAAAGCGGTTTGTACCGTTTGAACAAATCAAGCCATTGGGAAGCGGAACGCATGATAAAACAAAGCCTTATGATTAAGTCATAAGGCTATTGTAAAACAGCGTCCCAAAGCTCGCTAGACGTGCGGATGCTCGCTATTTTTGGCAGGGTTGATTGCCGCACATTTCTACAAGTTCCGCTTCTATGGGTGTGTCGTATTTTGTTTCGTACATGCGTAGAAGGCAAATTGCAATAATTCCTAGCAAAATTATTTTTGTAGATTCAAAGATTAGCCATAGCGTTTTATCTCTCATTTTTTTCTTTTTCTCGGTGAATTATCATTTCTTGAGCGTCTTTGCTAAATTCGGTTACTAAAACGTCCATTAGTTCAGTCCATTTAATTGTTCTTCCGATTTTTAGGCTGGCTTCTATCGCAAGTCTTTCCATTTTTAGCTTTTTTTCCATTTTTATATTGTATGTTGCTCTCTGGTTTGTCATTTTTTTTGTCTCTATTAGTTATTGAGTTCTTAAATTCTATTGCTATTTAGCTACAAAGTTAAATAGTTCTTGCGCTTTTGTGTTATTTGGTGTAATAATTTAAAAAAAGAGTTAAGGCCCTCAGACGCACTCCGAGCCCGCGTCCCCCGGGCGGCGCCGGCGCGGCGGCGGCGGCGGGCAGGATTGCTAGAGGAAGCAAGGAAAATGGAAATAATGCCAACATCATCAAAAATGACAGAAAGAACGAACGGCTGCTTGCCGTTTCAGGCAGCCCCCATGAGTAACACGGGGGGTGCTGTAAGCGAAAGCTACGCTCATCTGGTGATGATGAACGGCAAAGTAAAAGAAATAATCCTAAAACGCGGGAATCAACAGGCAGGCTTTATAGATACCCTGACTGTAGTCCTGCATGAAGACACATTTATCAGGGATGACCAATTAGGCTCATATGAAGAAATAGTCGCGAATTGTTCCGCCGAACTGGCTGAAGTAATGGGCTACGGCATCAGTTTTGAAAACAAAGGCGGTCGGAATTTTTACGAAAAATCCTATCAGCTCGGCGACGAAGAACATAACTACGGCTTCGTGGCAGTCGGCGGCAGAAAAAACAAAGACACCGTATGTCTGCACTTTACGGGAGAAGGCCTCATAGCTGCTAAAGACGGTTGGGAATTAAGACTTTACGAATTCCTGAACGAACGCGCAAAACAGCCCCGCATCAGCCGTTGCGACGTTGCCCATGACTTTCTGAACGGCGAATACACCTGCGAACAAGCCCTAAAAGACTGGGAAGACGGCGGCTATACCCTGCACCGCTCCAAGCCCATCAGCGAATGCGTGGGCGGCGATTGGAAACTGTACAAAGGCACAGGCAAAACCTTTTACGTCGGTTCGCGCAAAAACGCCTCCCGCTTTGCCCGCATCTACGAAAAAGGCAAACAGCTGGGCGACGAATTAAGCCCGTGGGTTCGCGCCGAAGTCGAATTCAGGGCAAGGGACATCATCATACCGCTTGATATTTTGATTTCTGCCGGTGAATACCTTACCGCCTGCTATCCCGTATTCGGCCAGCTTTTCGCCCAATACGGACACGCACCGTCCAAACCTGAACGCATTGAAAAAGAAAAAGAAATATCAATCGCCCATGTGGGAAAGTACGCATCAATGCAGGTTAGCCGTGCCGTCGTCATGTATGAAGAAATGGGCATGACCGACAAAGAAATAGTAACCGCACTCAGAAGCCAGCAAACAGAAATGCCTAAACGCTTGGCAAAGCAGGCTTTTGACTGCGCCTATCTGTACCGTGATTATATCCATCAAGCGGGTCATGTCCCGCGTGATCCGCTTGACTTATATGAATTTGAATTAAGCGGTAAGTTTCGTGCTCCCAAATCTAGAAAAATGACCGATACCGAAATAGAAATATGTGGAAGAAAACACACTCGGAAAAAATTAATGGAAGCACTTATCTTTCTTGATAATGAAGAAAGGAAAAAATATGAAGAATCCGACGAATATGTAGCCTACGCCCAAATGAGGGCGCATGGCGTGCCTCATTCCCTTGCGAAAGTATGGGCAAAAATGAACAAAGCGCATTGATTTTTAAACGCGGCGATAGCTTTTTGAAGGCTGAATCTTCGGGCATCTGCCGAATCTCAAACCTCCTAACGAAAGGAAAAAACCATGTTGATGACACTACGTAAAGTATCTTGGAATAAAGGCCAAACTGACAACGGTATCGAATACGACTATTGCCGTATTGATTGCGATATGCCGATTTACCAAGGCTCTAAAAATGAATTCGGTGTAGACAGCTTTACCCTCGAATTCGGCCCTATGGAACGCCATAAAGAATTGCTTCACCTGAAAGGAAAGCTCCCCGTGCAAGTTGATGTGGCTTATCACGAAGCCAAAAAAGGCAAAAACATTATTCGGGTTGTGGACCATCTGCGTGAAATCAAGCCGGGGGATAAATCATGAATTATCAGAAAAGAGAAAGATTGATGACTCCTCAGGAAGTGTGCGTTGTCTTTGGTCGTGATATTAAAGATTGCAACGTTTACGAAGTTGTAACCGTCGGCGAAAAAGGCAAGGAAAAGCATTATTCCTACGTCATGAAACCTCATGAAAGGTTTGTATGAACAAAGAAAAAAGCAAAGTGCTTTATGTGGGAACTAGACGTTCTGGCCGAATAACAACAATTATTCCAACAGACGTTAAGTTTGTCCGTCTTGAGGAAATTCAATTTAATAAAGACGGGACAATTAAGAAGCACATAAAGCGCAAGACTAAGAAGCGCAAATGATTTTAAGGGCTGGCCGTTTGCCTGTTGAAAACGGTGAAACCTATGACAAAGGAAAAAATCATGAAAATGATTAAAAAACTGAAAACCGCGGCTTATGCCGCTCCGTTGGCCGTAATGGCCGCTCTTCCCCTGTCGGCACAGGCTGCATTGACCGATGGCGTGAAAAAAGCCATTACAAACGGCTTTGCCGATGCACAGGAAGGCGCAGGTTTGATGATTGTCGGCTTTGCTGCAATTTTCGGCATCATGCTGATTAAGCGTCTTTTTAGCCGTTGATGACATGGGCTATCAGGTAGGCAATAGCTGTTATCAGACGCGGGATGCTGCCGAGAATGCCTACTTCTCGGCGGTTTCCCCCGTCATCACAGAAAACGGTGTGAAACAGTTAGTTTATAAGGATAAATCTTGGTATTTAGGCAGCCAAAAATTAAACGCATATTTGCCGCAGTGCGATGAAGCGCAAAATTATTTGGCTGGTTATGAAATGATGTCTGCCCTATTACCAACGGCTATTACTTTGATGGTGGCAAAGGCGATTATAGATTTAATTAAAAAGGTTAATAAATGATTGATATTTACTACTTATTCGGTGCATTACAGGCGGGCATGTTTATTTTATTTATGCTGACGGTGTAGGGGCGAAAAATGAAAAAAACGATAATGGCCGCGATTGTTGCGGCTTTTGTTTTGTTTGCTCCTTCTGCTTTTGCTGTTACTCCCGGTTACTGTATCGGTAAATCTGATGGTAATTATTATCAAGAATATAGAAATGTTCCGGGTGGTGATGCTATCAAGTGTCAAGGTGGTAAAACATTAAATGCGTGTGAGGGTAATGATGGTAAGGGTTTTCGTCCAATAGGCGGGAATATTGTAGGTATTTGTAAGGGCGGTAGTTTGACGTCGGATACTTTTAATTACGGTAAAAGGTTATGTGTTCCTCCTGAGTGTCCTTCTCCGACTTGGTTGCCTGAAGCTGATGGCCGCGCTGTTCCGCCTTCAGGCGGTGGCTCTTCAGGCGATGGCTCTTCAGGTGGTGGCTCGTCATCCGGTGGCTCGTCATCCGGTGGCGGTGTAGGCAGCCTGGAAATAGTCGATATTTCTGGCCAGCAGCCGCCTAAAAAAGACAGCTCCGGCGGTGGTTCTTCCGGCGGTAATGGTTCAAATATTGGGCCCGTTGGCGGTTGGTTGGGAGACAAGGAAGCGGAAGAACAATCAAAGCGAAAAGCTCGTGAAGAAAAAGAAAGGCAAGAAAAAGAGAAGCAGGAAAAGGAGAAAAAGAAAAAAGATGATGGCGGCAATGTTCCTGACCCAAGCGCGCCGCCGGGTAATACAGGCGGTAGTTATCCGTTTGGAAAAAAAGACTTGGAGTCTGCAAATCTATTGATGAAAGCCTTGAAAGAACATCAGAAAAAATGGGCTGATAACTGGACGGATGTCGCCAATCAGGCAAATACTATTAAATTAATTTTGGTTGATGAATTAAATCGGTGCAATTTTTATTATAAAGATAATCCTAAAAATTATGAAGATTGTGTAAATTATTCGGTTAGTAGTGCTGCGGAGAAGTCAAAAAAACTCAACGAACAGATAGAAGTTTTCAAGCGAATGCAGGCGATTGAAGAAAAAGCCCTTAATGAGCAAATTCAACAATTGAATCCAGTATCAAAGCTGATTGTTAATGCTTTTTCGGGCTTTACCATCCCTGGCGGCTCCTCGTCGTCCAAAACGACTGAAAAAACGGGTGATGATAAAAACGGAGCGACGAAGGAAACCGAAACAATCACGGAAAAAACCAGTGATGGCGGCGGTAATGGTGGCGGTGTAGTCAATAACTACAACACGCAAACCAATAACATCACTACAACCAACAATCAGACAATCAACAATGAAATAGTCAATAAAATTGAAACGCGCGATTATACGGGTGCTTTGAATGCCCTAAATGGCTCTTTACAGGCTTTGAGCCGTGATATTGAGGGTCAAACCAATGTTTTAAACAACAGTTTAAATCTTGGGTTTTCGGGTTTGTCCGGCAGATTGGGCGAGTTGATTGCAAAGGTCGACAAATTAGATTCCGGTAATAGCGGCGGTTCGGGCGGAAGCGGTGGCGGTGGAAATGTTGCTAATGGCAACGGTTCCGCTGCCAAAGCTTCGGGCGAAGGCGACGGTCAGTCTGATTTGGAAGCATTTTGTAAGAAACATCCTAATACCCTTACTTGTGCCGAATTTAACGGCAATATACCCGAAGAAGGCGACTTTTCGGGGCTTATCCCGAAAAAAGAAGTGAAGATTGGCTGGAAATTTGAAGATTTTCTGAAAGGTTCTTCGGCCAAGTGCCCTGCTCCGATGAAATTTAACACAATGGTCGGCGTGATAAGCCTGAGTTGGGATGGTTTTTGCGAGTTCCTCCGCATGGTTCGCGGTTTTGTCATTATGGCCGCATCCGTTACGGGGATTATGATTGTGCTGAAAGGACAATAAAATGCCTGCGTTTTTAATACCCGTCATCGGTTTTATTGCCTCGTGGGTAGTGCGGGCAATGATAGTAAAGTTTGTCGTTGCCTTCGGTATTGGCATTACGGTCTACAAAGTGTCCAGCTGGGGCATTGATGAAATGAAAAACTATTTCTATCAGGGTTATCATCAGCTTCCCGCCGCTTTGCTTGACCTGCTTAATATAGGCGGGTTTGAGTTCGGTATAGAGATTATTTTTTCGGCCATAGCCATTAGGGGCGCATTATTGGCCGTCGATTCGTTTACAAAAATGACGATTGGGGGTAGTTGATGATTTACCTGATTACTGGCACGCCCGGAACGGGTAAAACATCAATGGCCGTCGATATGATTTTGAACAACAAAGACGGCCTGTTCACGATGGAGGCGGAAGATGGGACAAAAATAGATCGTCCGCTCTATTTTTGTCATATAGACGGTCTGGACGCGCGCAAATTCAAAGCTCACGAATTGACCGAAGAGGAGTTGCAGTCTGCCCCGCTGAATGAGATTGTGCCTGAAGGCTCGGTCGTTATTGTAGACGAAGCGGATTACACCTATCCCGTCCGCTCTTCGGCGCAAAAGCCTCCGCCCTATATTCAAACTTTGAAGGAATTGAGGCATAACGGCTTTACGCTGATACTTATGACCCAACATCCAACTATGTTGGATAAATATGTACGTAACCTTGTAGCCCGCCATATACACCTTGAGCGCAAGGTTGTAGGCACATACAAATATGAGTTTTACCGCTGCGAAGACAGCTTAACGCCTCAAGTTTTTGCCAGTACAACCAAGTCTTTTTACAAGCCGCCGAAGGAAGCCTTTAAGTATTACAAATCGGCCAGTAAACACATAAAATTCAAGAAAAAATTGCCTGCGGTCTTTTGGATCGTCTTTTTCTTGCTTGCCGTACTATTCTACTTCGGCGTGCCGTGGTTTGGCCGCATCTATGAAAAGGCCAATCCCGGCGCGAAAAAAGAAGAGGTTGTGCAGGTTAAAGACTCTCAACCATTGCAGCCGTCCGCTCCGGTAGAGGCTGAATTGGTCGATTTGGTAGATTTTCCTGCCCCTGCCTCCTCTGCTCTGCCTTCGGCGTTGCCCGAAGCGGCCGCATCGGTGCCCGAATTCTCGGAGGCATATTATCGGCCGCGGGTTGAGGGCATGCCCGAAACCGCGCCGATCTATGACGGAATTAGGGCTGTAAGCCGGATGGAAAGCGTGGCCGCCTGCATCAAAGGCCGTAAAGGCTGCGATTGTTATACCGATTTGGGGACGAAAGTATCAATCAAGCCTGAAACCTGCCGCGATTGGGCGGAAAATGGCCTGCCGTTCAATCCGTACAGGCGGGAAGGGGTAGGCATGGCCGAAGGCCAAAACGCCCGCATTTCGCAACCTGACGCAAATACGGGCGGGGGTGGGGTTTATGTCATGGGCGGCAAAGACAAGCTGACTTTACTGCCTGATTATTCTAAAGGCCCGTCGGCGCAATGATAAAGGCCGTCATATGAAATTTTTAATTGACAGATTTAAATTCATGCTTAAATGGTCTCCAATCTTCATTCTGATTGCCCAAATCATAGCCTTCGTTGATCGCAAGGTTGGATTGCCTACATTGCACAAATTCGGAGACTATGTAAGGGACGTTTTAGGCGGAATACCAATATATGCCAAAATCATTATTATCATTCTGATTTTTCTATTTATTATTGTTTTAGACAAAGATTAAAGTAGATCGGCGCAGCAAGAAAGGCCGTCTGAAATTTTCAGGCGGCCTTGTTGTTTTTATTTGATGTATGGCGATTTATATAGTCTTAAATCAAATGCTCCTTGCTCCTCTAAATTTGCAGGGCGTTCAAAATTTAAATCATCGGGATTTTCGATTTTTTCCATAATTTCGCCAATTATTTTACTGTTTGTCGGCATTTCATTTCGTGTTGTGATTAAACCAATACATTTTATAGGGTTGGATTTTGCATATCTTTCTACGTTTGTAGGTATTTTGGAACGCTCTTTGTATATGGCAATTAGCAAATCTGCCATTATTTCTAAAATCTCAATTCGTTTTGTTTTTTCGTTGTTCGGTATCATTTCTAAACTCCTGTTTACTATTGGGTGGGTGGCGGCCGTCTTGTAACGGTTTGAATCTGATACGTCGTCATTTTGTTTCGGAATTTTTGCGGAAGCAATCCCCTTCCGTGATAAATTCGAAAAAAATGGCGGGATTCAAATCGTGTAAAGGCGGTTGCTTGGGTGGGTCGCCCCGCCTGCCCTTTCGGGCAGGTTCGGGCTTTAACTACTCTTGGCCTTCAGGCTGGTTGAAAACAAGTTCTTCCTGTTTTTCAATGTCTGAATTTTCTTTCATGAGGCGGTTAAATCGGCTCATGGCGCGGGTATGGTAAAACTCATAGCCTCGGCTGTTGATTCCGCCCGCTTCGCGTGCGCCTTCGAGGTAGCCTAAAAACTCGCAGGTGTGCAGGATGTCGGCACATTCCAAATCGTTCAGATAATTATGGACTTTTGTCCAAATTTCAGCCGTTTTAAATACAATCGGTTCTTTCAAATCTTCACACATTTTAAAACTCCTATGACAAAAGGTTGGTATCACCGCCCTGCCCGGCCTCTTTTGGAAGGGTTGGTTAGCGGTGGGCGAACCGTCCCGGAGAAAGGCAAACTTTTCCGCCTCGGAAATGTCAGGCATCTTCCGGAATGGGCGGCTTTGGGTAGGGCGTGCCGCACCAGTAAGCCGCTGCGTAAGGCCGTCAAGGGGGAAGCTTTGTAAAGACGAAACGCTTTATCTCGTCTTTACGAATACCCCCTTGACGGACTGAAGCGGCGGATTACCCTGCGGCCAAAAGCCCGAACCAAAGCCGCCCATGAGGAAGATGCCGTTTCCTTGGGTAACGGTTGCGTTTCGGGCGGGGGGGGGGAAAACGCGGCCCACACAACCCGAGCAATCAAAGCGGGGCGCCGGAGGGGCGCCGCGCG